TAGTTGTTCTTGTTGTTCTTTTCGTTCCTTTTCAACACTACTAGGAACTGTTTTAGTTTCTTTAATTGCTATTTGTCCAATGTAAGAATCAGTTAGTAAACTTTTATGTATAAAGAATCTTTCCATCTTTCTAGTATAATGATCCCATTTAGTTCCAACATCAGTTCCATCTGCTAATGTAATAACAAAGTCTCTTGCTATGAACCAATCATATATTGCTTGGCATGAATAACCAAAACGTTCAGGTTGTCCGTGTACCATTTCTAATTGAACAATTGGTTTTTGATTTAATATTGTTTGTTCAGCACCTAATACTACAGGAAACTCATAGCCTTCTGTGTCAACTTTAATAATATCAACGTCTTGAAAGTTATATGAGTCTAATGTATTAACTTTAATAATTACTTTTTCAGGTTCTACTGTTCTTCTTCTTGCTTTACCGCTAGGTAATGGAACATCAATGTTTTCTATATGGTTGTGCCCAGCATTATCTTTTTTAATTAGTATTTCAAACTGCCCTTTTTTGTCACCTAACCCACGGTTGTGTGTGTTAATGTTACCTGTAGTTTCTAATGATTCATTTTGATACCAAGGTTTAATCATTTGTGAGTCAGTTTGTGCTTGGGCCAATATAATATTTTTAATAGCCATTTTAAAAGTTTGTGGTGTTGGTTCAAATCCATGAACGTCTTTGGCCCACGTAGAATATTCAATAGTGTTCATACCAATGTTCATACCTACATCAATTATAGTACGAGCATTTGGTTTTAATTCTCTTAATCTTAATAAGTTTTGTTTTTGATAAGGACCACAACCGGCAATTCTTTGCTGATAAAAAGCATCGTTTTTATAAATCCAATATTCTCTACCAATTGAATTTGTTACTAGTTGTTCGGTGTAATTCAAGATGTTACTCCATTGATTGGTTGTTACTTTCATTGTAACATCATTTAAACCGTTTGTCAACATTTATTACAGTCTTTTAACGCCGCCTTTATCTTTTACTTTTTGTGCTTTTGTTTTTTCTTTAACAACAGGTTTAGTTGTTTTAACTTTTGCTACTGCTGATGCTAATCCACCAGTAGTTGCTTTCTCTTCAACAGGCTCATCAACTTCTTCCTCAGGTTGACGGGCTCTTATAGTTTCTAAAACTTCTTCAACAGGTGCTAGTACCTCAGCCGCCGCACTTTTTAGAGCAGGTTCTTCTTTAACTTCAACTGCCGTTTCTGCTAACGCCTGTGCTAATTCGTTGCTAGTAATAACTTCTTCGTTTGTTTCAACAGGTTCTATGGTAGGGGCCGCATCTGCTGTTATGTTTGGTGTATCAACTGGTTGAGGTATATCATCAGGGTCTGGTATCTCTTTATCTTGAGGTATTGTACCATTGTGAATTCTGTAATAATCTGCCATTACTTCTTCTCGGGTTTTTACAACACCACCGCCTGTACCTAGTTTGTCACCTCTGGCATTAACACCCATATTTCCAACAGCGATAGTTTCTTCACCTTTAAGTGCTAAGGTGTCAAAGTCTATGCTTTTACCACCTGCTGTTTTATATTCTCTTTTCGCCATTTGTTACCTCCAATTATATATGTACATTATATACTTATTATCGCAGAAACTCGGAGAAGTCTAAACTGTAATATAGAGGATTAATTCTATTAATCCCTATTTTATACAATACGAAACTAGATACACTAGATCCTCTACCAACTCCCCAAACTATATTATGTTTCTTCATAGTTTCAACTAGATAGTACATAAAATTTAACAACGGTAATAAATTACGTTCTTGGAAGGCCATTAATTCTTCGCCTGCCCTTTGTAATTCTGTGTCACCGTCGCATTGTTCTAATACCCATTTTGATATGTCAAAATTTATATATTCTTCGGGCATAAACCAATTATTTTGATTATTTTTATCAAATTCTTCAATACTTATGTCCAAAGGTACATATTGTTTTAACTTTGGAACATCACTATACAATTCTTCTACTGCTTTATTAAATTTGCTAGGATCATCTATAGTAATAGTATTTAAGTCTATCTTTGGGTTGGCATAGATTACTTTCATAGCCTCTGCTTCGTTTAAATAGACTTGCCCGTATTGATCTTTCATAGTATTAACTGTAAATGTTTTTTATTAAGTATTTTGCTCTGTACCATTCTTTAAACTCAGGGTCGGCTTCCATTTCTTCAACAACTTGTCTTGCTGATAGTTGATCAGATCTAATACAGTCAGCCAAATTTTGATATGCTGTTTCTTTAACTAATTCTCTTTCTGTTTTCGTCATAATCATTCTCCAATGTCTATAGGGTCTGTGTTATCTGGATCTTTTTTAGGATCGTACTTTGGGTCTTCGTCTTTTGCAACTTTTAGTAAATCTATACTACGTTGTGCTAATGCTTCTGATGTTTCCATTACCATTATACCAACTTGGTTACATACTGCCTGATTACCAGACTTACGAGCCGCCGCCATACGAGCATTTAACTTGCTTAACCTTTTAGTTAAATCATCTATGCTCATGTCATTTAAGTCAGGTGTTAATGGATTAAACATTATAAGTCGTCGTCCTTACGATTTTCGCTATACCAAACATTAAAATCACCATCTGGATAACGTGATTCTAATTTTTTTACGTTCTCTGCTATTACTTCATTAGGGTCCAAACCCAATGCCCTACAAGAAGTAACCCAATACCACATAATATCGCCCAACTCTCGTTTAGCATGAAAGATTGTGTCTTCATCCAATGGTTTACCCTGGAATATACATTTTTTAACAATTTCACTAAACTCTCCTCCTTCTGATGCCATGCCAGTTGCGGCTGTTATCAGTAATGCTATATTTACACCTGTTGTGTTTTCTAATAATTTTAGTCGCCCTGTTAATGAGCCAGTGTTGTTAGACTCATTAGATGTTACCTTGGCTACAAATTCTTTGTAGGCATTTAAATCAATTTGTGCCGCTCTTCTTTTAGACATATAATACCTCCATGAATAGTCATACTATATCATAGTCTAACACTAAACGGTATATAAAGTCAAGTAAAATTTAAGAAATAATTGGAATTATGATGAAGCGGCTAATGTTGCCTTTTTCCAAATGTTCGCGGAGCCATCATAGTCTGCTGTACAAATGTAAATAGCATCAGCATCAACGGCTATCATTCCAGCCTTATCACCAGCCGAACCAGTAGTAACTTTGGCCGCACTAGTTGGAACTATTTGGAAAGTGTCACCGTGTACTCTGCTAGGACTTCTATTCAAGTCTTCAACTGCTACTGTTGTTCCAGCATCAATAGTTGAGAACTTAAATCTATATTTGCCTGCGACAGCAAAACTAATTTGTCTAGTTGTACTGTTATAGTCAGCAAGGTCACTAACACCGATTGTACATTGTGTTGGAAGTGTTAACTTATGAGCCGTACTAGTTATATCTGCTTCAATAGTTATAGTACCATATTTTGTTGTTGCTGGCCAGTTGCTAAAAGCAAGTTCTAAAGTAGCACCAGATTGTACTGTTTGGAAATGTCCTGCGGAGAAATCAACTGCTACAGCACCTGATAGTGTACCTTTGTTCACCATAGTTGCCGCCATATCTTTTAATTCAAAGTCTTCAAGACCAGCACCAGCACCATCGTTAGATAATGTTGTGCCCGTCAAAGCACTTTTAAATATACCTTTTGATTGTATGTCTTCTAACTCAGTTTTTGCTGTAGTTAAATTAGTTTTAATATTATTAAAATTATCTCTAAATCCCTGAGAGTCATTGTCCTGCCCAGCGATTGGGAAGGTTACACTTATATTATTAGGATTAATGTTACTTGCCATTTTCTATTCTCCGTATACTGTATTTAGTTCGGTGTGTCCATAATTGTTTCTCGTGGAAATTTGAGATATGTGTCACCTGTGTTCCAATTTGTTTCTTCCTTATCAACATTACCAAAAAAGCTCGTATAAGCACCTTCAAATGTGGTTGTATCGCTATCAAATGTAGTTTCTGCCGTTGTTGTCCATAGTTGAGTAGTTTTATCGAAGTTTTTACTTCTACTATTGTCCCAAAGTAGCCTATCAACAGTAAAAGATGACTTTTGTATCTCTTTTGTTGTACCTACAGCATCTAAGTAATATTTAATTTGTGCCGCTTTTGTAGGCTTCGCATAACATAATACTATTGCTGGAACATATCCTAATACTTCGCCATTTGATTGAGTACTTCTCATCCATAATGGTAAAACTCTACTATCTTGATAACCGATTCCGTCGATTAAAGATTTCCTCATAATTTCTATACCACTTGGATATAGTATTGTTTTATTCTTAACGTCACCTGTAATTAAGTTAGTGTTACCTTTAGTTATCTCATCAACAGTTAACGGAGCATTATAATTGGTAATTGTAGTTGCCGAATTGGCTATAACTTTTACGTTACCTGGAATAAGTTTTCCTTTTGTATCCTTTTCTGTATTTCTGTCAACTATTTCTATATAAACAACTTCATAAACTACTTTGTCAGTATCAGGGTCAATTGCCTTTGCTGTTTTAATTTCACCGTGATTTAATTCCATCTTATAGAAATTCTTTTGTAATACTTTCATATATTCTGAACTTAATTTAGGAGACAAGCCATGTGCTAATAACATTCTAGCATCATATTGTAATCCAAAATTAGGATCACTTCGTCTGTAAATTAATTCTAAAGGTATAGTGTTAGTATTTGATAATACATTTTTCCAAACTTCTCGTTCAGTTGTTGAAGATTGATTAACAAGATAAACATTTTCATATGGTTTAAAGTTTTCATTCTTAACTGCTATAGTAAATTCACGTTCAGCTCTAATATCACCACTAGCATTAATGGCCTGTATTGTTACTTTAGTTGCTTTATCAAATGTAGTTAGTTTTTCATCGTATGTTGTAGTGTTATCGTCAGTTGAAAATGTTCCAAAGCCAGGCACACCTGTTATTGTTCCGTCTGTTTGTAATTTTAACCCTTGTGGCAATCCACTTTGTGTTCCTGCTTTAATTTTGTAATAAAAGTTTTCTAATTGTGTACTTGTTGCTTCTACATAAAGTCTGCTTGACTCACCACTAATAACTGATCCTAAATTAGCAGGAGTAGTCCAAGTAGGAGTAATTTCACTATCAATTACTAGGTTTAATATATATTCTGAGTCATTATAAAAAGTTGAGTCGTCTGTCTTTTCAACTCTTACTGTAAATGTATATTGCTTTTTAATATCTGTTATTTGAGGTAATGATCCACTAATCCAACCAGATGTCGCATTAATTGTTAACCCTGTTGGTAATGTTCCATCACTAATACTATATTTTATTGCTGTCCCATCAAAATCATATCCTTGTACTTCTAGGAACCAATTGTTATTGTGTAATACATTATCAAAAGTTTGGTTTCCATTTAAAATAATAGGAGGATGCCTAACTTCAGCATCAGCGGTAAACAAATCAGTGTCTGCTGTCAATCCATCAAAACTTGCTCTTAAGTTATTTGCTGATCTAACGTCTATTGAGAATGTTCTTAAAGATACATCCTTACCATCTGTTAGTGAAACAGTAAATTCATATGATTTACTAATGTAAGTGTCAGTAAAATCATAACCGTATTGATCGTAGTATGTTACGTCAAAGCCATCATCTGGTGTTCCTTCTATTTTTGCTGGTGTAATTGCTCCATTAATTGATCCAGTTGAATCAATTGTAATACCTGGAGGTAGTTCGCCTGATATCAGTGTGAATGTATATGTGTCGTCTGGATCAGGATCGTGTGCTGTTAATTGTAACCCTAGTGATTCACCATCAACAAATGTTCCTAGGCTACCACCTGAAGTAATAAACATAGGAGCATCTTGTCCTGTTACTGTTAGTGAGAATGTTCTATCTGTTACAATATCATCTGCTGTTGCTCGTACGGCAAATGTGCTAGTAACATCTTGTCCTACTTCTTGTGGAATACCTGCTACGTCAACCTTAGTAGTTGGTTGTCCTTCAATAACACCATCTCTTCTAATTAATAAACCTGGTGGTAATGTACCTGCGATTAGGGTATAAACGATATCAGAACCACCTGCTGTTGCTACAACTGGAAGGTTATAATATTCGTTCTCTTGGATAGTTCCAAGGTGGCCGTCTGGTGTGGTCCATATGGGTTTACTCATATAAATATTTATCTAAAAAAAGGGTAGGATTATAACGCCGCTATACGGGTCTTGAAGTCAGCAAAGTCGCTTGATGCCGCTGTAACGGTTTTTAATGATGTTAAGGTAATTGTTTCTGCGGTTAAGTAATTGCTATTGTTAGTCCACATACTAATATTACCTGACTTGTTTGTAAATGTATCAGTACTTGTTGCTGTAACGGCACCAGTTAAGTTTGTCCAAACACCATCTACATAACCAACAAATGTATCCGTTGTACTATTATAATATAATGTTCCGTCTACTGGAGAACCAGGTGCGGATGCTTGAGCATTAAGAACTGTTTTGTCTGTGTAAACTGTAGTTGAGTGTAAGTTATTCCAACTTTTAGTTGTTGAGCCTAAGTCAACTGAATCTGTTGTTTGTGGGTCGACACTACTTGCTACTACAACCTTACCTGTTCCTGCTGGATCAAGTATAATACTATCGTTAGTAACTGTTGAAGCAATGGTTGTACCTGATAAATCTAATTGTGTATCAACTGCTCCTACTTGCCATAGGTTTGAAAAGTTTGTATTTGCTTTAATTAAAGCGTCACGTAAGTAATCACCAGAACCGTCGTCTGCTGTAATTCCTACGTTTATAATCTCTCTTGTGTATGCCATTTAATATAACCTATTAATGTAGGTCAACCCAAGCACCATTGGCATAGCCTTTGAACTTGTTGGCCGCATTATCATAATAGATCATACCGTTGCTTGGTGAACCTGGAGCCGAACCCGGATTGTGTAATGTATGTCCAGCACTTACTGAAGTAGAAAAAGTTCCTGTTCCACCAAATACTGTTAACCATTGTAAACTAGCACTACCTAAACTCTTTTGAGAATTGGTACTTGGTTTAACATCACTTGCTACTGATACAGCACCTGTTCCTGCTGGGTCAAGTACTATGTTTTCGTTACTTGCTGTAGATGATATTGTGCTGGCGTGTATTGATAAGTCTTCAACTGCTAATGTACTTGTTGTAGCATTCCATGTCATCTTAGCGTCATGGCTTACATCACCATCAGCATCCATAAACAGGATAGCATTGTCAGTATGTGCTTCAAGCCTTAAACTAGTGCTTATATCAACTACAACTATACCCGAACCGTTGGTATCAAGTGTTAAATTCCCATTGGTATTAGTAGTAGTAATTTTATTGGTAGTTATATCAATATTTGTGCCTGTAGCCGATACGGCATAGACTTCATCGAAATTATCATTAATTTTATCAAAGGCTGTTCTTAACGGATCACCTGTACCGTCATTTGCTGAACTACCTAGATTTACAGTTTGTTGTGCCATTTTAGTGTTCCTATTTTATATATTGTATTTATAATCTTAAACAGCAAATGAATCGCCACAGCCACAACTTGATTTGGCTTGTGGATTCTTAATTGCTAGGAACGAACCA